GTATGGTATTCTTTACGACAAATCTAAATTGTCCAGGCGCTAACACTTCATTATCTTGCTGGAATGAATCTATTGGTTCTTTGGCCGATGGTGCAGATAATGCACCCGACGCAGCAGGGCCGTTTATATCAACTCTAGTTCCTTGTAATACCATGTTAGCAGATGTTCCAAGACTCATTAATCCGTTACTTTGTAATGTAAGATAACCACCAACTGCCACATCATAGCTACCATAACTGTAATCAAACAAGCTGGTTTTTGCAGTACGAGCTGTTCTGCCGTCGCTGGTTTGATACATATCTCGATTAGCATACAAATGCATGTCTTTAACAGCATTTATCATTATCATACCGCCGTCGGTACTATTGTAATTGGTAGTAGGTTGTTCTGTATTGTTAGGTGTAACTTGCAATGTACCTGTAATCACACTGGCATTACTTGCAGCACTGTGATTACCAGGCTGAAATGATACATTAAGTAGTGTATAATCACCATCAGTACTGAAACTTGCAAGCTGTACACCGACAGTGGGATTGTTGACTGCTGCGGTACTATTTGTATTAGGAGTGTTATTTGGCGCATTTGTTTGTGTAGCAATAGTGGCATTAACGTTATTTGCTAATTCTGTATAGTTTTTTGGATGTACACCGTCAGTTGATGCGCCGATATCCGCTACGTTATCCCCTTTACCTTTAGCAAATCCATATACCACTTCTCTACGTAAAGTATCTTTAGGCAATATCCATGTATAGTTTTGTGCATTCAAAGAAGTTCTAATTGAGAATAGATTGGATGTCAGTAGGCCTTTGCCGCTATTGGTAGTCACATCGTCATTGCTGCCTGCACTGACTACTGCCCATTGTGCATTTTGTATACTGGTATTATTAGCCGCAGATGATGCTATGGCAGAACTTGTCGCACTGACTGTTGCAGATGTAACTACACCCTGCCGTAGATTTGCCAATGCAGGTCCTGTACCAACTGCTATACTATCACCCACAACAACAGTGGGCTGGCCACTACCAGCCACATCTGGCACTGGTACTGTACTAGGCTGTGTATTGGACGTATACGGCGAGTTGTTTACGTTGTTTACAACATGTGCACCGTTCAATCCTTGTCTAGCAGAAACTCCGCCAGCGGCTGCGCCATACCATTGGCCCCACCCCCCTGTTACAGCATTGTTTAATGCAAAGCGTATTTGGTTTGTAATACCATCTTGTGTATTGTCAGTCATCAGCGACCGGCCTGTTTGCGATTCATATGCGTTACCAAGACCGACGCCTGTGAAAAGCTGATATGGACCAAACGATGCTTCGCGCCCATTATAGGACCCGTTACCCGATCGCGGTACCAATGATTGATACGACCCTGCACCTTCGTGTCTGAAAACGTTAATTGCAACGTTTGGATCTATACCACGCAGTGTTGCTTCATTACTAATAATACTTTCGATCTCAGATTGCGACATATTACTAGGATAACCGGAAACTGGCCCGGTAGTAGGCGGCGCAGTATTGGTTACAGGATTTGCCCAAGGTATACCACTTATATTCATACCTTGTACAAATGTGCCTGTGATAGATGAAGTTGGTACTTTAATTGTCACAGTAGAATCATTTACACCAATTGCAGGTACTTGTGCAGTATTGGTAGTGGTAGCTGTTTGAGATTGTCCAGTTGTATCAGCAGTGCCTTGTGTGGATCTGGTACCCACTTCACCACGAGCTTTCATGTATATGCTGCGGCCAGCTTCTATACGTACATCAATATCTGCACGCAAATTCAATGTACCCTGGCTGCGTATATTAATATCAGCGGCAGAGTATGCAGTTATAGTACCATCTGCACTCATTTCAATCCAGTTGTTACCGTCTCTGGTAGTCATATAAATGAGACCTTCTGTATCATTTATTAACACTTGTGTACCAGTTTGTGTACGCATTCTAATGTATTTGCCACTTGGATCATCATCAAATACCATCTGACTGCCACCGGGTGTCAATATACCAAATACTGCGTTAGGTGGGTTGTTTGATCTTGCAGTTGCAGTGCTTAATCCGCGGATGTCATCTTTGTCCAAACCTTGTATTTTTAGTGCATCCGACAATGGTGTATATAAAGGACGCTTTGGGTTAACAGTATTGAGATTTGGATCTAACTTATTATATTCTGAAACTGGTAGACCATTACTTTCAGGTGTACCTGCTAAGCCAGGTACCATGAAGTTCATGTATTGTTGATACAAGCAACCAAACCAAATACCTCTACCCGGGTCACCATTTATAAAGCAGCAAATTACTTCATTTTCCAAATTTGGCGGCACAAACCAGAATCCGTAACTACGTTGACTATCAGTCCAAGCTGTGCCAGATGTATTGTTGTATGGATTCGTAGCACCTGCAAATGGACTTGCATAGTTCATAGTAAACCATTGACTTTCGTCATTTGGATCACCACTTACTTCTGGTATCCATACTCGCAATCTGCCCATACGCTGTGTGTCATCTGTACTTTTAATGAACCCAACATATATTTTATCAAGTTGCGTAGCACGGCCATCGGGTGCAAGCGTGTATGCTTTTGGGCTAGTGATAGTTCTTGACGGAATTGGCATTAAAATATCCCAGTATATGTGTTTCTATATAAATTTATCACTAAACTCAATATAGTTGTGAAATTATCTATTAGGACGATTATCTGTATTTGGATTCGGTGCAGCCGGTAAACTACCAGGTGTGGCTGTGCCCGGTCCAACAGACGCTGCGGTTGGAGCAGTTGTTGTAACATCCTGTCTATCTCTCGATGTATTAGGACTAGATCCAGGCTTACTATCTGTCAATACATCCCTTGAACATTTCAAAGTTTGAGTAAATTTGCCACGATTGAAAATATTTGTGATGTTATTAACCACATATAAACCTGTAAAGAAATCTGCGCCATTTTGATCTGAGACTGCCAAACCTGTATCTTCGTTAATCAGTACACCTGCCCTAAACTCTAACAGTATTTCGTTATCGCCCCCGAGATATGAGGCATTGTTTACCTGCGCTCCATTGCCAGTCGAACGTTGAGTACCAACTAATTCTTCTGCAAGTGTATCTTGAAAAATATTACCAATTGGTATCCACCATGGATCTCCCCTGATCGTTAGATCTATATTTAAAAATGCAGCATTTTGATACAGGTTTCCAATAATAGCACCCACCCATCCTGTTCCAGGTACAAATGCATTTGGATCAGCCACCGATGTTAATTTATTTTGATCTGCGTTTTGTCTAACTTGTTGCTGGCTAGGTTTAGAGTCGAACATACCTGTTACAGGCAACATAGAATTTGCAGTAGGCGGTGTTGCATCTTCCGCAAATCTATTAGATAATGCACGTTGACGTTCGGTCAATAGTTTAGTAGCACTTTGTACATTTGAAAACAATTCAGCTTCTGTTTTGGCAATTATTGATTTTGTTATATCACCTGCATTTAAATTCAAAGACAATGTGTTATTAAATACAATATTACTTTTATCTGCACTGGTTGACGGGGTAGTTATATTCAATGTATTAGCCAGTTTAGTTACTTGGCTATTAATTTGATTAGTTAACAACTGCTGTTCCTCTGCCACAGCAGATTTTATAGTTGTTATTGCAGTTGTAATTGGACTTGCTAAATTATCAAGTACATTGGATGCAGCATCTAATATATTCAATACACCGGTTGGCAATAACTTAGTTCTGTTTAGTAATCCTTTAACTTGCTGAACACCCACACTATTAATATCAATAACAGGACCTTGAGTATATTGGTCGTAGCTGTTACTTTGTATCCATGTAGGTTGGCTAATAGTCCAAAGATTCTGTAAATTAAAATCAAATTTTAAAACTTCTGTGTTATTACCTGTATAGATATACTCATATTTTCTAGCAAGTCTATTATTAGATAGTAGATAGTTGAGTTTATTTTGTTTAGTAGTAAGATTCTGCACTGCTTTAACTGTTTCCATGTCAGTATAAGATTTAACACTTTCAGTTGGAATAAGCATATATGTTATATTTTGCACATAATCTTTAGTTACAGGGTCGACAAGTCTAGTTTGATCTAATTCAACCTTGGGATAAACAGTTACATATCTTATCATACCCTGTTCAGCTAAGCTAGCAGCACCGGGTGCAGGTGAAGTCTCACCTGTTATCCATTTTTGAGCTTCTTGACATAGATATATAACAAAGTCTACAACAGTTTCAACACTTTGCCCCCTGTTTATAGTGACAATTGTTTTGCCGCCTTGTAATTCAGCATACATTGGTGCATTTCGTGAGTTTTGTTTCAACACATCTGGATTACGCAGTGTCCACGATTTCCACTCGTTTGGTATTTTAAATGTATAATTGTTTCGTTTTAAACCGTCTTGATTTATATTAGATTCCATATTATTCCATTTTTGTTCGAACTTTGTAAAAAATTCGCCCAATGTACTTGCATCAATGGACGTGTTAGATGGTGGTGTAGACACTGAGTTAAATTCTGCCCATACAGAATCGTTTATTATGTTAAGAGTATATGTTGTTCCTATATGGCTGCTATCAGCAGCAATTTCTATTATTTTAACTCTGTTCAAACTATAAAATAAGTTATTGGCTGCTATTGTACCGTCTTCATTATATCCTGTGAACCATATTTCTATAAAATATGGGCATTTAATATGATTAACAACTTTTAATTCTTTTGCAGAATAATACATCTTATCTAGTAGTGTTATACCTAGCGGCTCATTTATAACAAGCGTATAATTTGTATTTGACCACATATTACGTTTATTTGCATTGGCATTCCCCGCAGCTTGTGCAGTTAACGATATAATGTTAAATCCTGCTGTTACACCAGATTCTGCAATAATAATTTTATTTAACCCATTACTATTAGGATTAGAATTATTAATACCTGTATATGCTTGTACATCATTGGTCATAAAAAATCTAATATGATATGCATAGTTTGCATAGTCATTCAATGAATTAGTTTTAACATTTACTAAACTACTAAGTCCATTAGAGGCCCAACTTGTTGTAGTATTAAAGCCGTTGGCTGCACCAGATAATAATCCTGATAATCCTGATAATCCGTTAGAACCAGATGCTATTAAGTTATTAAAGTTGGTATTTGCGATACCCTTTAATGTAGATGTTAAGTTATTTTGTATATTTGAAAATTCGGTATCTATTGCAGTTCTGATAGAAGTGCCGATTGCAGAAGCATCAATTTTAATAGGATTTAATGGTTTGATTGCATCGGTAACTTTATTTACAACGTTATTTGCAATATTGTTTAAATTGAATGTCATCAGACCAATCCTGCTAGAGATTCTTTCTGCGGGACAAATATAGTAATATTAGCTAGAAAATCCCAAATTGGATCTTTAATTACATTTGGATTTCGCAACATAAAGATCCACCAAAGTTGAGTCGTACCATATTGTACATATGATAACAAATCCGGCCTGTATTGATATTGTGCATCCAATTGCACTAATAAATCTGTACTTTGAGGATTTATATATACACCGTTCCAGAATCCTAGATAGTTTACATATTGAGTAACTTGCGGAGTAGAAATATATGGACTGGTGCGTTGATAATTTACAGTACTCATATCCAGCGTCCTTGTGTCATCAATTTACCTGTTCTGAAACTGTCAAGATTAAAACTACGCAGTCTGGTTGCAGTATTTTGTACTGTGATGTCGACCATCAAATTAAACACAGACGGCAACCAAATATAACCATCATTTACATTTGTTAAATCTTGTCTATACATACGAGTAGCTATTAATGTAGAATTTGCACTATTGAGAAAACTATTAATAGAAGGTGTTACTTGCAATTGACTATAACCTGGTATATTTGTAGTTGTTTGATTGCCAGAGTATGTTTGTATATTAGACAAATCTACAGGTACATAATCTATATCGTTGGGTAAACTAACTGTAAAATTAGTTACAATAACTGGCAATTGGTTAAACATATATTGTCCGTATGCATCGAATAATAGCACAGGGGGTGGGACGCCTGCATTGGGGTCGCTAGATCCAAAATGCATTTTTGTTACTGTTCGTAAAAAATGTATAGCTGCAATTGCATATATACCATCTTGCTGATTCTGTATACTAAAATCGCCAGACACTGAAGTTT